ACCATCTCTTCGGTCATACGCAGTAAATTTTATTAGAGGTCTCTCTGGCTGATTACTTATTTCTAAAGGAAATATTAAATTAGATTTGTCCATGTATCTATTTATAAATATAATATGACCTACAAAGGAAGATATAGTATAAAGAATACATCAAAATATGAGGGCGACCCGTCAAGATGTATCTTCCGATCCTTGTGGGAAAGACAGGTGTTTCGTTGGTGTGATGATAATCCTTCTATCATAAAGTGGTCGAGCGAAGAAACAGTGGTGCCTTATAGATGCAAGACAGATAATAAAATACACAGATACTTTGTCGATCTAAAAATTACAACTAAAGATGGTAAGACATGGCTCATTGAAATAAAACCCGAGAAAGAAACTAAAGAGCCAAAGATGCGGAAGAAGACAAAGAGATATATTAAAGAGGTCATGACATATATAAAGAATCAGTCTAAATGGGAAGCCGCGAAAGAATATGCAGAGAATAGAGGCTGGAAATTTGATATATGGACGGAGAAAACAATCAAAGGACTTGGGATAAAGTTATTGACTTGATTATAAATAGAAGTAATGGCCACTAAATCAAGTTTTCAAAAATTAGAACAGGAAGCGTTTAAGGCTGGGATTACACCCAGAACAAAGCAGTCGCTAAACTGGTTTAAGAAAAGACTAAAAACTTTTAATATCAGTAGACCTGCTCTACTGAAAGATGAAGAATTATTAAGGGTAGATAAACCATTGCCAGGTAGAATGTATATGTATTTTTATGATCCAAAACATAAAGACACACTGCCGTATTATGATAGATTTCCTCTCATCATTCTAGTTGATAAGGTAGAAGGAGGCTTCACTGGTCTTAATCTTCATTATCTTCCACCAAAATTGAGAGCAAAATTCTTTGATAAACTCTTAGGATTTACAAATAATAAAACATATAGCACCACGACAAAATTTAAATTAACATATAATTTTCTCAAGAGTGCATCATCATTAAAAGAATTTAAACCTTGTTATAAAAGATATTTAACATCAAAGGTGCAATCAAGAATAACCCAAGTGCCGGCTACCGAATGGGAAGTAGCACTTTTCATGCCAACAGAACAGTTCAAGAAGAACAGTAAGGGTTCTGTTTGGAAAATATCAAAAAGCTTAATCTAATGAGTTCAAGTATAGAAATTTTAAAATCAGAAGTAGTAAGAAGAAGTGGCTTAGCGAATCCAAATAGATTCCGAGCAATGATAAATGTGCCCGACTATGTGAGAGAAGGTGGCAAATTTGATATGCGAAGCCTCGACATACTATGTGAAGCAATTAATTTTCCCGGCAAGCAATTCGAAACACTTGATTACTCAATGTATAGAAACCCATTGAAGATGCCAACAGGATATATTAATGAAGATGTCACAATCACTTTTAGATTAACTGAAGATTTTTATGCAAAGACCATATTTGAAAAATGGCAACAAGGAATCATCAATCAGAAGACATATACACTTCGTTATCTTGCAGAATATGTATCGGACATTAAACTTGAACACCAAGATAAACAAGATAAAATCAAATATGGGATAACACTAAGAGATGCTTATCCCGTAACTTTAGGTGCCGTTGCCAAATCTCAAGAAACAACAGATGCTATCCTAAAATTAGATGTAACATTTTCATGTCGCGACGTGATTATCGACAGTTAATAACTGTATAAATACTTATCGAATTAAATTATTAAAATATTATGCCATTACCTATATTAGAAACAGCAAAACACACGATTGAAATTCCTTCAACGAAAGAACAGGTTGAATTCCGACCTTTTCTTGTTAAAGAAGAAAAAATTCTTCTTCAGGCACAAACAACTGAAGATGTGAATGAAATTACAAAAGTGGTCAAGGACATCATATCAGTATGTTCTTTTGAAAAAGTAAAACCGAATGATCTCACCATATATGATATGGAATACATTTTCCTCCAACTGAGAGCCATCAGTATTGGAGAGAACATTGAATTCAGTATCAAATGTCAAGAGTGTGATAAGAAAAACATCGTAACTATTGATCTGACCGAAGTTAAGGTTCAATTTCCTAAGAAGAAAGCCGAGAGTAAATTACAATTGACTGATGATGTCGGAATTATTCTTAGACCTATTCGTGTCAAGGATATCAAAAATATCGGAGATGGTTCTGATATTACACCAGGTATCATTGCATCGATTGAAAGTATCTTTGATGAAGATGGTGTTTACAACACAGATGATACAAATAAGAAAGAACTCATCACATTCATTGAATCTTTGAGTCATAGTCATCTTCAATCTATTCAAGAATATATTCAGAATCAGCCAAAACTTTCTCATACATTTAACTTTACATGCCAGTTTTGTGGACATGAAAATGAGCACACCATCGAAGGTTTAGGTGATTTTTTTACCTAAGTCTTTCGCATGAATCTTTACTTAATCACTATCAAACTAACTTTGCGATGCTTCAACATCATAAATATAGTTTGACAGAATTAGATAATATGCTACCGTGGGAGAGACAAGTGTATGTAGGAATGTTACAGAAATACATTGCAGAAGAAAACGCAAGAAACCAATCTAAAAAATAAATGGATAACTCAGAACAACTCCAGAAAATAAATGAAAAGTTGCGTGCTGCTCTAGAGAAGCAAGTCAAAACTATTGAGTCGGCAACCGACAATTTACTTTCTGGTATAAGTTCTGATAATTCAAAGTTTGTGGATGAACTTGATACAATAAAAGGCAATATCCTTAATTCGGTTCAGAAAGCTACCTCTGGCGGTAATCTCAATTTAGATATTGATAAGACTATTTCTCTATCATCTTTAATGGGTGATATGTCAAAGATAGATAACCTTAATATGGTATTGGCTTTAGGTTTCTTAAAAGTTAAGAGAAATATTCTTAAATCTGTCAATAAAGCCACCAAGGGTGGTAATTTAGAGTTAGATATCGATACATCGATGAAATTATCGGAGCTTCTTGGTGAATCTCCTAAATTGAATTTAGTTCATGCTCTCAGATGGTTAAGAATAAAGAAAAACATTCTTAAAAAAGTTGAAGCGGCAACTGAGAGTGTTGAATTAGAGATTGATAACAAGATGTCACTCAATGATGTTCTTGGATCGACACCAGATCAAGATATTCTGACAAAGACTAGATTCTTTATGATCCGTCAAGGTCTATTAAAGAAAATTTCCAAAGCTGCAAAGGACTTTGATCCACAGCAATCAATTGATAATATTACTGGTGGTTTGGGTGGAGGTGCACCTGCCGCTCCTGTTGCAGGTGCCCCTGCACTAGCAAAATCTTCTGTTATTCCATCTGAGGCTCTTGAGGCTATTACAAATACAAGTTCATCTCTAGAAACATTAGTAGATTCATCAAAGGGTGATGTATTACAGGATAGAGAAAATCGTAAAGAAGATATAGCTAGAGAGAATAAAAGAACTTCGGCATTATCTAATCTTACAGGTGGCAAAAATGTAGTTGCAGCAGGTAAGGAGAAAGTTGGCGGAATGATGAATTCTGTCAAAGATGGTATCAAATCCAAACTTGGATTCGGCGGAGGTGGAGAAGGTAGAGCAGCTGGTGGAGCAGGTAGAGCAGCTGGTGGAGGAATAGGTGGCGCGATAGCAGGTGTCGGAAAAGGTGTTGGAGAAGGAATATCTGGATTCATGAAGAGCCTTGGAAAAGGTCTTAAAGCACTGGCTGATAAAAAGTATTTGATTAGTGCCGCGGTCCTTATTGCCTTGGGAGGTGCATTATTTATAACAGGTAAAGCACTAAAAGAATTTGTCGGATTAGATTTTAAATCTATTGCAATAGGTGTTGTAACTCTAGGCGCTCTTGCCGTCATGGCTAAATTGATAGGTAAATCAGCTAAACAAATTTTCATTGGTTCTCTCGCTATTGCTGCACTAGGAGCATCTTTAATACCAGCAGGATTTGCTTTTAAAATGTTTTCGGATATTGATTGGGCTGGTGTAGGAATAGGAATAGGAGTTCTAGTGGCATTAGGAGCAGCTGCATTCGGTCTATCATTCATCGCACCTGCAATCTTAATAGGTGCTGCAGCAATCGCAGTATTGGGTGCAGCATTA